TTAACTTGCTGATTTTAATAATGCTATCTTGCTGTCCTGCGGTCTATGGGGCATCAGTGGGGCAAAATCTGCCAGCTTCTGATTCAGCATTGCGATCTGCTCTGTACTGCTGTCAGCCATCCACGCTCCGTACACATTGAAAACCATCTGGGCGCTCGCATGCCCCATCTGGTTGGCAATGAAGCTTGGGTTAGCGCCAGCCGATAATGACCAGCATGCATAAGTGTGCCGTGACTGGTAGGCTTTCCTGCGCCTGATCCCTGCACGCTTAAGCGCCGCATCCCATGAGTCGCCTATCGAATCGACCTGATAGATATACCCTACCTGCTCACTTCGTCTGACCATCTGAGGGTTAAAGACGAATGTGCAGTCATGGCTAACTGTTCGGCCATACTCTCGCAGCTGCACGTCGATATGATGCTGCTTACCCAGCCTCGTCATTTCTGCCTGATTTTTCAGGACACTGATAGCGGGCTGGATAAGATGCACCACTCTGTCGGTACTTGCGTCAGTTTTCGGTAGAGTGAATTCACCCAGTTTTGTATAATTACGCCGAATTGTTATTGTCCCAGCTATAAGATCTATATCTTCCCAGGCCAGGGAGGTCAGCTCCCCGTGACGCATTCCTGTGTATACGGCCAGTGACCACAGGTTTTTCGTCTGCTGATGCCTGCACGCATCTATCAAACGGATAAATTCGTCACGGGTTAACGGATCTGGCTCTGCCCTGGACTTTTTCAGAGGTTTAATTCCCACAAAAGGATTTGTCTCTAAGTAGCCGTGATCTGCAGCAAACTGAAACATTCCGGCGATTGTTGTCATGTAATAATTCACGGTGACAACACTTCGGCCTTTGGTCGGGGTTTTACCTTTCGACCGTGCTTGATGACCGGTCAGCAAATCTTTTCTGATATACAGCAATTCCTCTTTGGTCACCGCTGTTACCAGTCTATTTTCCCCAATTCTTGGCACTACATTCCTTACTACCGACTCATACCGGTTAAATGCGTTTGCACAGATTTCCATCTGTTTCAGTTCCAGCCACTTAACTTCAAGCTCTTTCACTGTAATTTCCTTTTTACTCACACCAAAAGTCTTAAGGTTAGGTGAGTCTGGAAACTGTACTGCATAGTCAAAGCTTCCTGTGCGGATGGCAAAACATACCGATGTCCGCAGTTCCCCGGCGATCTTTCTGTTCTTAACGGTGTCAGGGACACCGAGACTCTCCCTGACACGTTTACCTTTATAGCTAAACCAGATGCGCAAACAGCCGCCGTGGTTTTCGACGCCTGTTGGATATGTGACTTTATCCATTGATTCCTCCAGACGCCCAAGAGCGATGAAAGCTTACCTTTTTCATGGCACCAATTCACCCAGGTTGTTTATTTTTGAGTGAGGCAACCCATGCGTCTACTGCCTTGCGGTTGTACATGCACTCGCTGGATGGCTTCGGATTTCCGTCCGGTGAAACGTGAATGTATTCTCGACCAACCATCCAGCACTCTTTTCTGGCCCGGAGGATGGTTCCGGGCTTGAGCCCGGTAACCGTGATAAGAACACTTTCACAAACCCACTCATTGGGTGCTAACTGGATAACGTTCGTCATACTCACCTCACCCTCACTTCAATACGTGCGATACAGCAATCCCGCTCGATAGCCTCTTTCACCCAGCGCTTATAGGTTTCGGGGTGGAAAGACTCGCTTTTACCCGTTCCGCTCCAGAATGCCTTCGAATTGATATCCGGCAGGGTGATGGTCAACGATTTACCAGTGGTGACCTCGTTAACCATGTTCTGATCAGAATAGTCAGCCATACTTTTCCTCTGCCTTTTTGAGCGTTTCTTTCAGGCGCTCTTCTGCAATAGCACGAGCCACCAGGCGCAATGAGGCCAAATCTGCTTTCGTTACTTGTTTTCTCAGCAGGGCAAGCAGCTCTTCATCTTCAAATCGGGCGCGCATAATGTTCATTTCTTTTTCTTCTCTGCGAAGGACCGACAGACGTTCGCAAATTCGGCTGCGCATCCAGAACCAGGATTTATGCGCTGTTGTTGCCCGGCGGTGCCAGTCACTATCTTGGTCTTCATTGCTGGTCAGTTTTTCTTTCAGTACATCCAGGGTCCTGTTGGCAATGGCCAGCGCCTTAAGGTGATCAGCAATCCCATTCAACGCTTCCAGATTGATACGTCCATTTTCAAGCTGAATATTGCTCATCGGTTTGCCTCTCTCAGAACTGTTTTATATGCCCGCAGCGCGTCACGGTTTTTCCCTGAGATAAACGTCTTCATAAAGAATGCGCCGCGACGTTCACTGACTACACCAGGAACCAGAAAGAGCGTGGTATCGACTAACGGCCTGAGTGATTTCCCGATGGAGATCACACCGACAGTTTCCAATTTCATCCGACACAAATTAATCGCGTATGCGAAAGGCCAGGAGAAGGCCAAACGCATGCAGGAGGCATCTGGCGCAGCAGCTCCAGCCTCAATTCATCATGCACAAAGCGCGATTAGTGATATCAAACAGCAGTTAGGAAAACGAGCATGAAGACGGTAGAAGCGGCAAAAGGTCAATGGTCAATGATTTTTGAGCACTTCGGATTACCGCCGATTAATGCCAGAAATCACTTTAAAGGGGAATGCCCGGTATGTAGTGCGCGCGGAAAGCTGCGTATTGACGACCGCGACGGCCGGGGAACATGGATCTGTACCTGCGGCAGCGGTGACGGTATGAAGCTTGTCACCCTGACTCAGGGGAAGCCATTTAATGAGATTTGCAGCGAAATAGACAATCTGCTCGGTAATGATTTCCAGCGGGTAAAAATACCGGTCAGCAGCATTGCCACGAGCCTGCGCACAAAGGTACTAAATAAGTTCGCTAAGCTGCAGCCACTACGTGGCACTTCTGGTGCCGCGTATCTCAATGCGCGAGGGATCTTTAATCTGCCGCTTGAGGCGATCCGTTTCAACGATAAACAGCGCCACGCCGGTAGGGTATATCAGTCGCTTTATGCTCTGGCTACTGATGATAAAGGTGAGCTGTGTTATCTCCACCAGACTTTGCTCGATGGCGCAAAAAAGGCTGACATCGGCACCAGTGCAAAGCGTCAAAAATCCCTGCAAGAAGATAACTATCTTGATCACGCCAGGTCAGTTGCGATCCGGATGTTCCCAGTTGCCAGCACACTGGGCATCGCCGAAGGCATCGAAACGGCCCTGTCAGCGCACCAGATTTACAACGTAAACACCTGGGCAACCATGACAGCCAATTTCATGAAGAAATTCCGTGTGCCGGCTGGCGTTAAGCACCTGATTATTTTTGCCGACCGCGACGAGAACAGCGCCACCGGGTTGGCTGCGGCCTACGAATGCGCCCATTCCAATCTTCTGGCGAAGAATGACCTGCAGCGCGTGAGCGTGTACTGGCCGGATCAAGATGATTTCAATAACATGCTCATGAACGGCGATCAAGTTCGTGAGCTGGTTTTCCACAAGAAAAAGGCGGCTGCATAATGCGAACTGATAACATTGAACATAAAGCACTATTCACCATCCCGACGGCAGCGCACAGCTCTACCCTGGCTATTATCAAGCCGCTGCCTGTGCAACGTAAAATCACCGGCCATAAGCAGACGGACGCTTACCTTTGGGTGCTGGAGGTTATCCGCCTGAACGAACCCGCACATCTGGACGCAGCCGAAGCCGCGCTGGAGAAAATTAAAATATCCCCAAAAGAGGCCGAGGAACGGTATTCCCGTTTTCTGCTGGCGAATGGCGGCGATCCTTTCCAGGTTGCTTTCGGTACCATCGGCATGGATAACCCGGGTCGGGCAATCAAGAACGCCCGGGAGAGCATCCAAAAAGCAGCATCTGTCAGGGCCACATTCGGCAACTATGAGGCAGCGTTCGAAGATGTGGAGGCCGAGCGAGTAATCAAGTCTTCCGAGAAATTTATTGATGATTACTACTGGGGCTGGACTGCTGCAGAGAAGAAAGCCGAGAGTATTAACGGCACCCGCATCAACGAAATTGACGATCAGCGCCGCGCTATGGTCGATGGCTATCGCGATGTGTTACCTCAGCCTAATACGCTGTCGGATGTTGTTCGTGAATTTATTTACTGGGACTGGCTCTACAGCGTTCGCAACACTGCTGGTAAGGAACTCGGCTATGAATATGGTTATTCCGAGCATCATGAATCGGTATATGACCGCGAGCGCTACCTTGAAAAATTGCTGGCAACCATTAAACCCGTGACGCGCGTTGAAGCTATCGAGGTATGCCGTTGGTTCCTTGAAAGTGAAAAGGGCCAGTACATGGAAAACCACGGTGCGGCGGTTATTTTTAACTTGGTAGGGGAGTGCGAAGAATGAAACTGGAGGCATCGCTAAAACACTTTAGCCCTCAGGGTATGCACATCAGCGACGACGTGAATAGCATAGGAGTAAAAAACAATGCGTGATATTCAGCTGGTGCTTGAATGCTGGGGAAACTGGTCGAAGCATACAATTGAAAGCGACGTTGGCTATAGCAGAATTGCAGCCGGTTTCAAGGGGCTTCTACCTGAAACTCCTACGTCTGCGAGTTGTACCGAGAATGACGCGTTAATTATCGATTCATGCATGGCGCGCCTGAAGCAGAAAAGGCCGGATGAGTACGATCTTCTTTTTGACCATTATGTCAAAAATATCTCTAAGCGTGCGCTTGGGCGAAAGCTACGTCTGTCAGAGGGAATGATTCGCATTAAATTTCAGATGGCGGAAGGTTTTATTGATGGCTGCCTGGCGATGCTAGATATTCGGCTGGAGATGGATTATTGACACCTTCAAGGGCCGGAAAAGGCCCTTATCTTTCCTCTTCAAGGTAACGGGTGGCCTGTGCGGAAATCATGGTTAAAAACTGCTTAGCTGTGATCCCCCATAACTCAGGGTTAAAGTCGAACTTATACAGTTCAAGAAACTCTATTTCTAAATTTTTGCTTATATTGATGAAATTTATGCAATCTGTGACTATGCCTCGGGCATGCTCAGGTCCCTCGCATTTAAGGTATTCATCCATCACTTCCTCAATGGTCTCTCCGAAGAGGTCATAATCCTGATTGAAGTAGGACGCTATAAGGTGATCCAAATATCTATAAATCATCATTATCTCAGTACCGGGAAGGCAGTCAGAACGTAATATGGTTTATCGTTGTACATTTGAAGCTCAAGTACGACACGCATTTTATGAGCCTTGATCACAGAGCCGGTGGCAGACTCAATTCCAAAACCGACCTCTTTTCCTGCAAAAAAGTCGATATTCAGTTTCGCTCCCGGTCTCGCTGTTTTGGCCCAATTGGTGACATAAGGCGAATTGAACTTCAGCGCCTGGGAGATTGCCTCTTCTGCTACGCGCCGGTTATAGAAAGTACTGCTTCCGGATAACGTTGGTCTGTTAGCCAGACGGGTTCGCAGCTCTGCTTCACTTAGCCCCACATGGCGAGATAGTGTATGCCCCCCGGGTTTATATCCGGTCGCTGATTCATGTTCCATCAGTTTGATCCGACCAACACGAACAGAGGCAATACGTGCAGCCCCCAAAGCAAGGCCAAAGGCTACGGGAACAGCAATATCGACAGTCAGGCCAATATTAAGCGCAGTCTTTTCATCAGCCCCAAGACGGCGAGCTGTATCAATAGCTAACTGATACGCTGCTGTCCGCGTATCTCGACCCGTTAGAGTCTGGTCAATAGCAGCATTGAGGCTATCGAGTCCATGCGCACCAACAACAATGCAGGCCGCTTTAGTCAGCGTCGTTGGGTCTGGTGCTGCACACAAAATTGTCGCACCGGCCAGTTCAACGGTACTCATTGCCACACCGAGTCCGCCTAGCAACCGATTCTGCAGGGTCTCTGCTTCAGTTACTGTTTTATCCGACATTACGGCGGCCAGTTGTACCGGCGACATTACGACCTGTAATCCATCGCTCATATTGATACTCCGATTATCTTTCCGCCAATCATAAAAAATGTTAGTGCGTTACGCAAAAAGTATTGTAGTCTGTTAAGAGTGGTCACTTCGACACACAACTTAATCATCGAAACCCTGCCAGCGATGTCGGAATTTCATTGTCTATGGTGGGCTGAAAGTGAAATGTTCGAGAAAATGTGAATTAAAAAAAAACTGGAAACAGACCATTTTTGGGACATTTTCTGTCTGCATTGTATAATTCGCGCCCTCATCCGCCACTAGCTCATCTGGAAGAGCGTGCGACCTTTGTAGTTGTAAGGTACGAGGTTCGAGGCCTCGGTGGCGGTCCAATGCCGACTTAGCTCAGTAGGTAGAGCGACTGACTTGTAATCAGTAGGTCACCAGTTCGATTCCGGTAGTCGGCACCATATTACATACACATGAGTTCTGTTCTGATTTTATCTCCGAGCGTGCCTGTTCATTGTTAGTCAGTCCCCCCAGAGCTCAGTTGTATGTGATATAGACCCTTTAGCTCAGTTGGTCAGAGCGAGCGACTCATAATCGCCAGGTCGCTGGTTCAAGCCCAGCAAGGGCCACCAGTCGCGGTCATCGTATAATGGCTATTACCTCAGCCTTCCAAGCTGATGATGCGGGTTCGATTCCCGCTGACCGCTCCAGTTAAGAGAAACCTCGCCCCGGCGGGGTTTTTTTATAGCCCGCGCTCTACCGCAGCGCATTCGTCGCGCAGTCAGCCGCCAATACAAAGTTTCATCTTGCTGCCGTACCGAACCAGAGTTATCTGTATGCCAACGGTAACTGAGTGGAAATTGACCATGTTAAAACAGCAAGATATGACAGAAGCGGCAAAGGCCGTTTTTGAAGAGCTGAGTACTGAACCAGCGACAGTTGGCGAGATTGCACAGAATACGCATCTGACCCGCGAACGCTGCCAGTTAATACTGACGCAATTGGTGATGGCGGGGCTAACTGACCGCCTTCCCGTCCCGGAAGCGCTGGAAGTCACCGGTGCTGAGGCCCGGTTGCCGGAGCTTAAGCAGGCGCTGATTGATGAAGTCACGCGCCTGCGTCCTGCTGACGCGGCGGCGATAACTGCCACGCTGGAAAATAATGCCGAAATGCTCACGGTGCTGCTGCAGGCAATGTCGCAGGTTATCACCACCCGCGAGCGCCGTGCCAACTGGCAGATGTTACAGATGCTGATGCTGTGGGCTGAAAACAGCAATCTGGATGCGCGCGTGGCGGATTTTGGCATCACGCGTCAGGTGATAGCCGAAGGTGATCCGGACGCCATTCCGCCCATTCCTGATGAGATGGAAAGTGATGATGATTTGCGATTCCGCTCACTGCTGGCCCCGTATGGGTTTGCCACAACCGGGAGCCGGACGGCGTACAAATTCCACGCCATGACGCTGGGTGAAAAGCCCCGCGTCACCATTGAGTCCCCGGAGGCGGGCACGGTCACCCTGACGTATCAGTTTCCGGACGACTCTGCTCCGGCGAAAATACGCGATGCCAGCCCGCGCGTGGAAGCGCCGGGTACCGGCAAGGTCGGCGTGTGGCTGCTTTCACGCGAAACAGAGAACGGTATCCCCGGCGAAGAACTGCTGGCCGCTGCGCAGGCGTACCTGCAGCGGGAGGATGTGGCGCTGGAAACGGACATTATTACCGCGTATGCCGGACAGCCCCTGGAATACACGGTCAGGGCTACGCTCCACGGCAAGAACACCCCGGACGGGCTGATTGATGCGGCGAGCATCCGACAGGAGCTGGATGCCTACACCCGAAACGCAATGCGCCTGGCGGGACGGATTGACCTGTCGATGCTCTATTACCTGATGCAGAAACCGCAGACGGTGACCAGCGTCGAGCTGCACGAACCGGCAGAGACTATCACCACCGACCATACGCAGGCCCCGTACTGCACCGGCATCGAGCTGGAGGTGGTCTATGACCTCTGATGCCAGTATCCAGCCTGATAACCGCTCCGGGCTACAGCATGCACTGGAAAATCTGCTGGACCGTTGTCTGGCTGACATTGAGGTGGAGGCCCCGTACCGCACACTGCTGTTTCCGCATGAGACACCGGCGCAGTATTTACCGGCGCTGGCCATTGAGCGCGGCGTACTCGACTGGGCGGCTGATGATGCCGAACTGAGTGTGCGTGACACGGTGGCGAACGGGCTGATTATTCAGTCCCGCGCCTGCACCCGGCAGGGGATTGCCGACGCGCTGAGCGCGCTGGGGTTCGATGTAACGGTTGAGCGCAGTGGCCCGTATGCCCTGAGCGTGATAGCACATCTGCTTGAACAGCCGCTGGATGAGACCACCACGCAGCGCATTCTGGCGCGCATCAATGCGTATAAAGCTGAACGTGATGTGACCGACCTGCAGTTGCTTCGCCAGGTCCTCACCCGTGTCCATATTGGCGTGGCCTCAACGACGGGGACCGAAATTGATGTCGGGCCCAAACCCACAGGCGATATCAGCCTGACGGCGCGCGGCTACAGTGGCTGCACCACGTATTGCATGACAGACATCACTATTCCATTCAGGGAGACATCATGAGCGATTTTTACGGCATTCTGACCACTGCCGGTGCTGCCGTGTGTGCGCAGTCCATCGAGACGGGGCTGGATGCAAATATCACCACCTTTTCTATTGGTGATGGTAACGGCAGCATCCCGCAACCCAATGCGGCACAAACTGAACTGGTCAACCCGGTATTCACCGGACCACTCAACAGCCTGATGCGGGACCGGCTCAACCCCGCCATTCTGATTGCTGAAGCGGTGCTTCCCGCTGCATCCGGGCCATTCTGGATACGTGAGATGGGGATTAAAACCGCAGACGGCGTTCTGGTCGCGGTCTGCTCTCTGCCTCCGCAGTATAAAGTGGCAACGGAACAGGGCGCATCCGGGACGATGGTCATCAGGATGAACGTCATCTTTACTGAAGGCGCGAACGTGACGCTGCTGGTTGATGATTCGGCGGTGCTGGTGACCCGTAATTATGTTGACCAGTCAGTTGAAGATGGCATGGCAGCACATCTGGCTGAAGATGATCCCCATCCGCAATACGCCAAAAAAGACGCCATCTCTGATGCGCTGGAGCTGCATGAACAGGAGGCTGACGGAAAGTACCTGCAAATCGGTAAAAATTTTGCAGAAATTTATGCAGCAGGCGCTAACGCAAGGACGGCAGCCAAAGCGAACCTTGAGATTCCGAAAGACATTACTGACGGCATCAAAAAACACACCACTGAAGCAGACCCACATGAGCAGTACCTTGAAACCGATAAATTGCTCAGCGAAATCGCAGCAAAAGGGAAAACCGCACAGCGGAATGCCCGCTCGGGGATCGGGGTAACTGACGATATGTTTTATGGGCGCTTTATCAAGCGAACCATTTTCACTGCGTCCGGTACATGGATGATGGATGTCAATACCCGTGTTGTGAGAGTCCAGGCTCAGGCCGCTGGCGGTGGGGGCGGGATAGCTCCTGCT